ATATTATACAGGTATCACAGAAATATCATTTAAAAAAGATTTTATAGTATTACTTTATGAAATAGAAAATGCTTACGAAGAGCAAAAGGTAGAATAAAATGAGTAAAGAACGTAAACACGATATACGTGCAGCAATATTGAAATCTATAAAAGATTATAAAAAAGAATATAAAAAAGATTTCAATAGTACATTATCACTTTCACAAGAACTCATGAATGAAGCAGAGAATGTTGAAAATTTTATAACACTCGTACCTGATGAAAAATACCCTATGAGAATTTTTGGCATAAGAGTATTGGTTCATACAGAAAGAGATATTTCTATTTGGGCTAGTGAACTAATTGGGCATCCAAAAAATAGTAAAGATGTTATTGAATTTATAACAGTAACAGATATGAGAAAAAGTATAATTTATAATTACGAAGAAATAAAAGAATAAATTACATGAAATCTTATTAAGGAGAAAAAATGAAATTAGCAATATTACCATACTCTGATATGGTTCTTTTATCATATGCTGTTGATAAAGAAATAGCAGATGATATTTTTAGAGGTAAGATTGGTGAAGAGCTAGATAAATCAGATAAAGTGTCAAACTTTATTGAGATAGATTCCTCTTCAATCGAAGTAAATATGGTAAGTGGAGATACATATATTGTAAATGAAGATAAATATGGAGTTGATAATACTTATTTCTTTATTTGGGTACAAGATGACAGTTTACACTAAGAGCCAAATATTAAGTAAAATGACTCACAAATTCCATGATTGTAAACCTGTAAATGTATCAATAGTTAAGAGAACCAGCAACTAAAACATTGGTAATAAAAACTATAAAAAATTTAAATAAAGAGAAAATTATGACAGATGAACAAGTAAAAGCTAAAAAGCTAAAGATAAACAAAGAGTACCATGACAATATAGTGTCATTTAAGACTGATAGAGATATAAAGTTGTATCTATTACATCTTGGTATTTCTAATGACATTCTATATGTAAAAAATTCTAGTTCAGTATTGATTAAAAATGTTAGCAGTAAAAAAGAGCTTAAAAAAATACTTAAATCTTTATACTCTAACTTTGGTAACTACTATATGAAATCTGATAGATTACCAGATGGATATATTGGCTACAAAAGAGATGGGTACGATAATAAAGTATCACCATTTATGGTACATGTTGATAGAGCTATTAAACCATTTTACGGTCAAGTAAAACTACATGTTGCTTGTAATATTAATAGTAAGGACCATGTTATATCAATAGACTTATCTGATATAAATGACTTAACTACAAGGAATAATGTATATGTTGACCATTTAGCTACAAGTATAGCACAGTGTAATGAAGTTTTCTACAGTAATTCATATTTACATTCTAAATTAAAAAATATTACTCAAACAAGAATACAAACATATGGAACAGCAACACCAAATGTATACCAGTATATGTTATGGTTCAATGAATGTGTAAGCATTGACAGTCTTGTTGATAATTTATAAAGGATAAATCATGAGACAATGGAGAATTAACATTGGTGATGGGTTTAATTACTCAGAACCAATTGAAAAGAATGTAGCATTGGCTGCATTCAAGGCTATTTCAGAGACTAATGATGATAAGACAATATCACTAATACCTGTATATTACATAATTATGGACTGTAATGATAATGTAATGTTCAATGCAAAAAAGTTTAGGAGCTTTCCTGATGGATGGTCGTATATTTACGAAAACATGTCAGATTCTGAGATAATGGATGTATTTGTAGTTATGTTATCAGATAATATAAAAGAGTACATTAAATTACAAAAAAAAGGAGTAAATAGTGGCAACAGTAAATGATACACTGGTATTAGCTTTCTTATCTGGTATAGATTTGGTTCATGGTAAGGCAAGAGTAGAAAATAAGATATTGTATTCTTATAAATCCATACTTGCATATTATGATAATGACATGGTTGTTATTAATGAAGATACAGGTAACTTTTCATCTACATCAAAAAGGTTAATGAATAGGTTGACTGCAGAACTAGAAGAATGTAAAAAATCTTATAGACTAGATAAGAGTAACGATTGCATCGTTAAGCAGCCTATGGTTACTAAAAAGCCATTGGATACTAACATCACAACTTCCTATCCTGTAACTGAAAGTATTGATGATGTGTTTGAAGAGTTAAAATCATTAACTACAAGTAAAGAAGATATAAAGCAAAACGACTTTGTACTGGAAGTATTTGAAGTACTCTTTGGCGATGGTGCTGTACCAGCATTTAAAGATGGCAAAAGACACTTCACATATGATGAAGCATTATCCCAATTAAAAGAAATGAACGATGTATTTACAGAGCATTTATTGAATGAAGAGAAAGGTGATAATGATAAAAAAAATTGTAATAACAGATGATGTAGAGATTGGTTCAGATAAATTTAAATGCTCATATACAGTTGGATACAAAATATGTGGATACACTGATACAGAGATGGAATATTTAGAACCAATTGGATGGGATGAAACTGGAATGGCTCTTGATAGAAATAAAATAAAATATTCATTGTTTGATGTCTTGACTAGAAATATACCAAGTCATATAATTATTGTAGACAAAAGGAGTAAAAAAAATGATAAAAAATTATTAAGTTCAAATAAAATTTTAACATTAGTAGAAGATTCTTCACTCTTAGTATCTACAAGTGAAAAACAATCTGATAAGCTTAAAAAAGTTTCATGCGAAGAATGTGGGTTTGTTTGGTTTGCAAAGAACAAAGAAATAAAACCTACAATGTTTTGCAGTGATGAATGTAAAAACGAAATGTAAAAATGTTAAAAAACAATAAGGAAAAAATTATGAATAAAGTAGCTATTGATACATTTAAGAAATTCATGGAAGATGAGTCTTTATGGAGTGAACCATACAACTTAGATAAGAAGTACTATGGTATATACCAAGGTAAGACCTCTGGCAAAGATAAAGAAGACCTGGACAATAAATTAGAACCACTCATGGAAATACTAAAAACAGTCATACCAAGCATAACTATGTTCTGTAGTTTTGTAAAAGGTGGTAAAGGTATTGATAGCATCAGATACCTGTGTAAGTATGATAGTGAATCGAATTTTATAGGTGTTACATACATAACTATAGATAATTTTATTAAAAAACTATAGGAGATAAAAAATGAAAGTAATAGTAGTAACAAGTGGTAAAGGTGGAGTAGGTAAAGACTTAGTAGTTAATGGATTGTGGAAAAACCTAGATAGCGTACTAATTATAGAGCTTGATTATTCAACATCAAATCTTGAAAAAAGTGATGATGTAGTAAAACCACCAAAAGGGTTCACTACAAAGGTAGGTGCAAAATCTTATATAAAACGTTCAATAAAATTAGCAAGAAAAAAAAATGTGGAGTATGTAATAATTAATACACCACCTACATTATCAAACATTATGACATCAATTATAGAGGAACTAGATACATTTAACTTGGTGTTTGTAACTACTCCATCTGATAGTTCAAAACAAGATACATTGAGAAGTATTAATTTCTACAAAATTAATGGTAAAAGCAAAGTACTTGGACTGGTTCAAAACATGATTGGAGATGATTTTGGTAATGAATTTGATTCATATGACGAATTGGAGATTAAAACGTTAGTACATATAGAGTTATCAGACAGATTTATGGATGATAAACTAAAGTTACTAACTTCAAAAGTAATTGACCTTGCAGTAGATACAAAAAGATGTTGATAAAAATTCATTAATTACTAAAAAAGATATTGATGAAATGTTTGGAACATATAAGCTTATTAGAAAAAATGAATCATTAGTTAGGTACTTCAACGCTGATACTTGGGATTTAATGAAAGAGTATATTGAAGAATTTGATGCAATGAGTTCAATATCTTTTATTAATTCGCTTGGTAGTGGCATGGGATTAAATGACCCTATAATTGAAACATCATCATCTGACTGTAAAAAGATAGAAGATTATGAAACATTCTGGATTATGTTCAGAGATGTACCACATGTAGATAAATGCCCACAAGTACCATTTATTCTATATAGGGCAAAAAAATATTCATCACAAAAATTCTTATATGTACCAATGGCTATGCTAGACAATGGTGTGGTTCTATGGCTTCACGAATGTATGATATATACAGATGATGATTTGGTAAAAATGCCTGAGTATGAACCATATTCAGAAAACATAATGAGAATAGAGTTTAGCATGTGGAAAGAAGTTGTGAATGCATTCATCAGACACGATATGGATGAACCAGAACTAAAAGAGCTATATGACTCCGTAGTATAGTAAAAATTCTACATACAAAACAAGATGTAAATAAGTTCCATATAGATGGAAAATATGAGTATTAGGGTGACTAAAACTTATATACGTAATAGATATTAATATGTAAAGGATAAAAGAAATGGACAGTATGGTAGAAACTGCAAAAGAGATTATTGAAATAAAACGTAAGATTAGAGATTTAAATAAAATCATCAATGAACGTCTTAAAGGTGTAGAAGACAAACTAATGGAAAAATACAATATTAAGGTTGGAGATACCATATTACTTACAGAGTATGATAATAGAAAAGTTAGTGTGGTATCTTTAGAGCTTGTTGAGTCAAGATTTTTCGAGTATTGTATTATGGTTGAAAATAAAACTGAAGAAGAGTTACTTAATGAAAATTGTATTCCATATTCACTTGTAGCACGTTGTCTACACTATACCAAGAAAAATAAAGTAGAGCGTGGTAGAAATACTAAGCAATACTACATAAGTGAAAAAACATTTAAAAAGGTTTAATATATGAAAGATACAAGATTTATATGTTTTTGTAACAGATGTCATGTACTTATGGATGATGAGAATCCATCTGAAGAGTCTTTTGACTTCATAGATGAGGATTTACATGTACTAGACATAAAAGACCAATTAAGAGCCTCTGATGGACATGTAATATGTCCTGTATGCGAAGAGGATAGTGCATTATTTGATGTTACATCAAAAGAGCAACTTAAAAGTATTAAAATGTTACTTAGAAAGGAGTAAACGGATATGAAACAAAAATTTCCAAAACAATTATGGTTCAATGATTACCCTGAACATTCTTTTGAATTCTTAGAAGAGAAAAATATTGATGGCTACGCCTTGTATATTTGTAAAAATTCAAATGTAGAAAAATTAAAGAGAGTGCATACTAGCTATTATAATGGAAAAACAAAAGTTGCATTTTTTTCTCAAAAGGATTTATTGGAATTCAAGATTGAACAACTTGAAAGAAACTTACAATATTGGAAGTACAAATTAAAGGAACTTAAATGACAGAACAAGAAGCATTTGAAGAAATGAAAGAGTATTTACCAACAGGAACACAATTTACTGTAAATTGTGTAATATGTACAGACCCAGATAACAATCAATTTTGTATAAAGATTAATGATGATGTCTATGTATATTATGAACCTAGTATAGATGTAGAAATCATTGATTACAACAATATTGATGATAAGTTCAGAAAATACGCTTCTGATGTATTTGACTTTGATGGTCAGACGTACAGTGAAGAAGAAAAGAAAATGTTAACTATTGAACTAAAATTTGAGGAATCTTAATATGAAATGCAACAGAAAGAATCTTATTGGAGAAATCTTATGAAGAATAATTATGAAATAATGGATGATAATGGTACTCTACATAGTGGCACAGAAGAAGAGATGCAGAATCTATTCATAGACTATATTCATCACATGGAATCGTCTGATGACATAGACGGCGATTATAAGTATGATGGTGACTTGAGGTTGATATGTGTAATATCAATCCATAGATAATATGATTAGCCTATATCACAAAAGCAACCCAGTCAACAGAGATAGTATTCTTAACAATGGACTATTACCTAGAATAGGTGAGTCATATGAATCTCATTACTGTGAAAAAGTAATGGGGAAAGTTGTGTTCGTAACTACAGAAAATAACTATGATAGTACATATGATGATGATGTTTTTCTTGTATCAATTACTGAAAAAGAATATATTGATATGGACTTCAAAGTTGACAGAGAAGTTATGAATGGACTGTATACGTACAGCGAAATCCAAAGTAGATGCCTAACCCTAATTTATAAGGGTACTGGTGAATCATGCTGGTAAAAGGAGAACCAAATGAAAAAATTACCAATGAAAAAAATAATGACAGATGTTCTAACCAAATTTCCTCATCCACTATTAAGAGTGGATAAAAACTCTGGTAAACCAGCAACAGAGTTGGATAGATATACCAGCTCAAATACAATTTCTTGCAATGGGATAGGAAAAAACTTTGAGAATGTTCCACAGGAAGCTAATATTTTTAGTCGTGGTACAGAGAGAATCGACTACGACTTCATCAGCAAGGAAGCTGTAGTGTCTGTCAGTATAAATGGTACTCTCACATCAAAAATGAGAGACATGCACGAATTCAACACCAATGTTGATAATGCAACAAAAGCATTAAACAAAACAAACATACAGGATGATATCATAGTATGCGTTTTAATAACTGTGCATAGTCCAAGAGGAAAACATAAGTACATCATGATGCTATCTGAACCTATGACAATTGAAACGATTGCCAAAAAAAGATTGTCAGTAATCCAAGGGAAAAGAGACGAAGAATTAAACTGTAAGCTTAATGCAATAGCAACAATGTGGGAATAAGGAGAACATTATGGGTTCATGTAATATGAGTGATAGATACCTTACCGAGTACAGTTACCAGATTATGCCTGAAGAAGTGGAAGATGATATTGACCACGACTGGTTACAAACAGTCATAGAAGAGGCAGAGAAATCAATTGAAAATGAAATTGATGAGATTAATGGATTATCTTTCATGGTATCAAGAACAATAGAAATACACATATCTTTAGTAGAAATAGAAAAAGAGAATGGGTATCATAGTGGCGTGGCATTCAGACCAGACTTTAGCGTAGAATTTGAATACCATGAGGACAAAAAACCAAAATGGAAGAAGTTGATTGAAGAGGAAGATGGTATTTATGAGGAAACTCAATATCTTGCAGATTCAATTGACCAAATGGTAATAGATAATAACTACACTATTTACAGTAGAGTTTTAGTTAAGTACTTAAAAGAGTTTTTGTGTGAAGACATATCCAAAAAGCTTATCAAAAAAGCAGAAAATAAAATTGCTAAATACTTCAATGAAGTGGATAAGATAATGATTAAATACACTACTCCATATACTACAGGTTGGTGTGCTAGTCCAGTAATAGTAAAAGGAAAATAGATGAAAATAAAATTATTTAAAAAAATACTTTTAGTATCGAAAAAATATCCATACATTTCAATTTTAAAATGCAGTGATTATAAATATTATACAAAGTATAAAAAAATAAATGAAAAAGACGTAAATCGTACAAGAGAATTGTACACTATAAATCTTTACTGCAAAACAATTACTTTCAAACATCCAAAGCAACTATCGCTTGATACAGATTTAAACTTTATTGGGATTAGAAAACACAAGGACTCTGGACTTGTATTGCTTTGCAATATGACTGGAAAAATTGATACTGTTATGGAATTTCATGTTCCAAGTGGAACGCTTATTAACTGCTTTGATAAAGCACTTATTAACAATATTAATATCAATCTTATAGATTGTAAGTTGATAGATAAAAAATAAAAAAGGATAGTAAATGTTTGTAATAACACAGAACTATATTGACAGAGGATATGAGGTTCACTATGACCAGTATACTGATAAGTATGCTGAGTTTATGAAAAAAGATTGTGTAGATGATGATGTACCAGATAATGCAGATAAGCTTCATGAGTTTATTTTATTAGATGATGACAACATGGTTTACTATAGAGGATTTAGCGATGATTCATCAAGTTTTGAGCCATTAGATTGGGGTATGGCAAATGCTGGTTGTACGGCTATTATGTATAAAAATAATAAAACTGATTGGGAATATCTATGAAAACAAACAATGAAAAACCTCAAAAATATGAGGGAGAAATCAATGGATACAAAATATATACTGATGAAAATATGGTAGTTAAAAATGGATTTGAATATAAAAGAGTTAGAATGTTTAAATTTATACCATTTCTATGGAAAACAATTAAAGTTATAAATTGGGAACCAGTACGAGAAGCCATTACACTAGAAGAAAAGAAGTGTATAATTATGCATCCAGATGCGTTTAAAGCTCTGGTAGAATCAATAGATAAAGGTAAGAAACAATGAGTTTAAAAATATCACTAATTAAGCAAATCCTAACATGGATTATAGGAAATGATGTTGCTAGAAAAATACAGAGAATTGTAGATAAACTGATGAGAACCAGCAACCAAACAGGTGCTGAAAAAAGAGCTGAAGCAATCAGACAAATTGGTGACTTAGGTATTAGTTTGAGTGGTTCATTAATTAACCTTGCAATAGAGGTATTTGTAACATATTTAAAAGAACAATCGAAAAAATAAAAAAAAATAGGGGCTGGACATGATTGAATTATATGACTTTCAAAAAAAGGCTATTGATAATGTGATTAAATCACTACCTCTTCACAATAAAATAGCTGTTGATTCTCCAGTATCATCTGGTAAGTCAATAATGATTGCAAAACTTGCAATAGAATTAGAGCATAAAGTATTAATCTCGCTATCAATATCATCATTGATAGACCAAATGGTAGATACCTTTAAAATGCTTGATTTTTATGATTATACTGTTCTTAAATCAGGACATGAAATGTTATATGATTCAAGTAAAAGAATATGCATAAGTATGGACAACACTGTACATGCTAGAAAAGACTCTTTACCACTAAAACAGTATAAATATATCATCGCAGATGAGATTCACATTAGAGCTGATGGAAGTAGGTTTACAGATATATGTTTATCTGTTAATCCTAAAAATATTATAGGCTTCTCAGGTACATGTTATGGCTCTGATTTGATGACATTAAATGGATTCAATAATACTATAAAGACAATATCTATAAATGAGCTTATAAGACAAGGTAAATTATCTCATGTTAATGTGATTGTTCCAGGATGGACAACAAGGATAAAAATAAGCAATAAACTTGGTTCATCTGAACTTACAAAAGATGATTTAGTTAATCAGATGAATACAGAGTACAGAAACATGGTTTTAAATACATTCTTGGAAAGTAGAAATATTATTGACCCATATGATGCCAAAGGAGTTTGGTACTGCTCTCATGTAGATGAAGCTAAAGAGTATGCTAAAATATTACAAGAAGCAGGTATTGCTGCTTTTGCTTATCATGGGTCACTTGATAAGACTTTCAGAAAAAATCTTATGAAATCTTTCTTGAATAGAGGAGTATTGCATATAGATAAAGATATACATCTATTTAATTTTAATGAACCTGTAGAGAAAATTGTGCCATTGGTTCTTGTTAGTGTATCAACATTAACAATTGGGTTTTCAGATACAACTTTAAATTATATAGTAGAAACAAACTCTACATCTTCAAAGTCAAAATCAGACCAAATACTTGGTAGGGTTCACAGAAAAGATGATTTAATAAAAGATAAATATCTATTTGATTTCGGTAGAAACATTGAAAGATTGGGGTTTACCACAGATGAGTTTGAACCAGTTAAACAAGGGTCTACTCGTAAAGAAGCAGTTGAAAATTTGAGAAGATTTTCAATGCCATATCTTGAAGTACTTTGTAAGAACGATGATGAGCTATATTGCATATCAAGGGAGTGGTATGAAGATAGAATAAAAAAAATAACAGAAGATATTAGACCAATGAGTGAATTAACTATTGATGAAAAAATAGATAAATTAATAGTATGTGAAGATATAGAGGAGTTAGTACTCGTCTACACGTCTCTTTTTAAAGATATTCATGGAAATGGATATACATATTTAAAATGGGATTCATCAATCAACCAACAAGTAGAAGCAGAGGTAAAACCATTTTACAACGATTCTACAATACACTGGATAGCAAAAGATTGGATAGAAAACATATCTATATTCCCAGAATTTAAAGACAAATTCATAAAAAGTTTTAAAACAAAAGCTAGAAGTCTATTAAAAAACAAGGGAAATATTTTTAGTATAAAATTCTTCATAAAATGGTTGGTTCAAAATGAAATTGACAAGTTGAATCCAAATCACAATTATTATTATCATCCAGCAACTGATTCAGGTGTAATATTCGTCTATCCATGCAAAGATGAAGAGCTTGAAATGGCATCATATGAAGAATATCTAAAATTTATCGACAACAAAAGATGTGTATCAATGATTGCAATTGATAACATTAAAGATGCTGTAAATGAAAAAAATGAAATGGAAGATTTCATAGATGGTAGACAAAATGAGGTTGATATAATGAGAGCAAATATAATTGAAATAGATGAAGAAGAACTTCCTTTTTAAAATGGATACTATTGAAAATATAAAAAAAAGGAGAATAAATGAAATTTGACGAAATTGTCGAAAGAATATCTACACAAGGTAGAAGAAAAAACGACAAACAAATGGTAGAGATAACATTGTTGTATTATGGCTCCATACTATTCAATAGATATGATAGATACAAAGAGGTAAGTAATCTTAAATCTCATGTTAACTTCTATGGTATGGTGTTTGGCTCTAGTGGAATAGGGAAAGGATTTATAATAGGAATCATAGAGAAACTATGTAATCTCGAACACTACAGTGACCAATATATATCAATGTATGAGTTCTTCACAGAAGATATTGGTGCGATTGAACCAGATAACAATGTAAAAAAATTCATACCAACATCAACAACTATTAGCGTTAATGGTAGTGCCGAGGGATTGTATTCAGTTGCAAGAGCAGTTGATGATTCAGGATTCGGTTCTATAAACCTAATATTTGAAGAGATAATGGATATTTTAACAAGTTCATCTAACTTATTAAATATGCTAAAACTTATGTATGATTCAACAGTACAGGCAAAAGTGATAAAAGGTAATATTGACTCAAAAAGAGAAAAAGACATTACTGGTATAGTGGCAAATCTACTTATCGCAGGTTCAAATGACAGTGTTGACAAAGATACACAAGAACACCTAAACAGATTAGCAAAAAGTGGTATGTATAGACGTTCATATGTCATTGATAGTGACCTTGAACCAACAAGGAATAATATAAAACCTATGTCGTTAGAACCGATAGAATTATGGTTCAAAAAACTTAATTATAAAAATAAAGAAATGTACAACGATAGAATTGATGCTTTTAATAAACTTCCAGATTTATCACTCCTATTCAAAATAGATGATAATGCATTAGAGTACATAGAAACCATAGATGATGCCTTAATGGAAAGAGCATCAGATGACAGATTAGATATATTTAAGAAATATGATGTAGGAGCATTAAATACAATTGTTAATGCAGCATACATAATAGCTTATATAGAGATGTGCGATTCTGTAAAAATAGAACATATTAAAAAAGCATATAGTATTTTTATAAATACTAGAAATACTACATCAAAAACATTTCAAGAAAAGTCATCTCATGATGAGATATATGATATTCTAAAAATAAAAGATAACCTAACTCAAACAGACCTGTTATCACTTTCATCATCAGATACAATACCATCATCAAAGAACCAGTTCAAAGATGCTATGTTGTTGGTTCAGGAGTTGGCATATAGGCATGGAGAAGAACTAATAAGAAATGATGGGGTAGTTGTTAGATACAGCATAAAGCCACTTCCTATTACAAACCTAAATAAGTTAATCTTTTCACTATCAACTGATGATAATCTTCAAAAAGCGATAGCATATGAACCAGTTGAAATGAGGTGGTCAGATATTGAGAAATTAGCAAAAAGCCATTTTAGAATTGAGATAGATGAAGATGGTGAAGAGGTTCAACTAGGTATACAGTCATTCTGTTTGGCACATTATAATGAATCAAAAAAAACAGAGCCTCTTGGTCATAGAGGAAAAGATTACTTTATACAAGGTCAAAATGTTATTGCTTTTGATATGGATGAGGGAATAACAACGATATCAGAGGTTAGACAAAAGTTTTCTCATGTTAAGCATATTGTATACACAACGAAAAGTCACAATAGTTTAAAATCAGAATATAAAGATAGATTTAGACTTATCATACCTTGTAAAACAAAATACTCTGTGAATCCAGAGCAACATAAACAGATGTATCGTAATGTTGCAGAATTCTTTGATATATATCCTGACATCAAAGCGTACAATGTATCTAGGCTATTATTTACAAATAAAGATGCAGAGATACATATTGGTGACTCAGATGAACTATTTGATATTCAACCATTTATACCAGATACTGAATCATCTAAGCTACTCTTAGATAAATTGAAAAACTTCAAAACACTTGATTTGAAAGAAGACTATGATGAAATATCATCAAGAATAAATGGGATAATAAAATACTATCTTGCAACACTTCATGTTGGCAATTTAAAAGATACAATACATAAATTATTTACATTTGTAAAAGAGCTAACTAATGATGATACTATGGCTAAAGAAGCTATAGAAACTTTAAGAAATGGTTCTGGTTATCCACACAGATTCAATGAGCAATATCTTAGTGACCACAGAATAAAATAAAAAGGAAAAAATATGAGATTAAGAGAAAAATCAAAAAGTAAGTCCTGGGGAATAAGACTTTCATCAAGAGATGAAGAGTCAGACTGTAATATGTTGACTCTATCAGGTTTTGGATATGTATGGTTTTATGACATAGACACTGAGCTTATAAAACCATGTTATGACAAAGAAACATGGGGAGATAGATATAAACTATTTCCAGACAGAAAAACGTATACGTTTGAGTTTACAAGATTAGGAGATGAAATTAATTGGATTAATATTGGAAAAGATTGTTTTAACTGCAATGACCAAAATAAGTCAATTATAAAATGGGATATACCTTGGTTAAATACAAGATATGTATCAACTGAACAACTTAACTTAGAAAACGAACATAGATATATATTATTTAGAGATATAAAAAATAATGACAATACTGTTTTATGTTTTTTCAAATCATTAGAGAAGAACAAATTCATGACTGGGTCTGATTACCCATCAAACTTTATTGATAAATTTTTTAATTGGTTCTATGATAAGTTTGGAGAACCAACATACCATTATAGAATTGATGTATACTTCAATGTTGAAACAGGTGAAGAAACTGATACGTGGAAAGGTGGAACAATATCAAGTTCATTTTATGTTGGAACGAATTTAAAAAAAGTTTATCCTATGGAGTTACTTACCAAAGAGATAAATAAAGATTTTGAAATATATACTGCGTTTAAAAGCATTGAAGATGTTCCAGAACAATACCTAAAGAAAACAACAGTAAATAAAGAATACTTCACAAAAAAATCTATGAAAGGAGATAAAAAAAAATGAAATGGACACTATAAGCAAATCGCTGGAAATAGCATCATATGCAGTTGCATTGATTGTTGCAATAATATTTCCACCAATATTCTTTGTTATTTTTGGACTAGCTATATATATGAATGTTAGTATACCAAAAAGGACAGAAGAGCAGATTGAACATGATAAGCTACTTGATGAGCTTATCAAAAGACAAGAAAAACGAAAAAAGGAAAAATAGTATGGCAATAGATATTATTGATAGAAAAGATATTGAAAAAAATGAGAAAATTAAAGCTATAACATACTCGCACACAGGTGCTGGTAAAACTTATTTTAATCTAAGTGGATTAAAAAGAGCAGTTCTCATAGACTATGAATTTGGTATTGGTGATGTACCACTAGAAGATGACATTGTAGTTATTAAATGTTATGATGCACCAGATTTTAGAGATGCGATAGAATATATCGCTGAAAATATGGATAAATTCGATACAGTTGTTCTTGATTCGCTCTCAAAATATGGAGATAAGCTATTTGCAACTTGTTCTGAAATGTATCCAGATAAAGTTGACTCAATGAATATGTGGAATCTTTTAGACACAGTTACAAGACAAAGATTTGAGCAATTACTTGGATTGAATTTAAATATATTAATAATTGCACTTGAAGAACAAGTGGTTCTTGAAAACGGCTTTAGAGGGTCATACCCAATGTATAAGGCAAAAAAATTCAAAGCAACCCTTGAAGCAGCAGTTGATATAATCGTTCACCTAGACAAAGATGAAGATGGAAATCTTATACGTGATTGGAAAGGTTCCAATGTTCATATTGGGAAAAACAGATATCAAAAAACTCTTGGAGATGATGCAATGAAATACAACAACTTTCAAGAAATTATAGATAAGATTTCAAAAAAAAATGATTGATAAAATAATAAAAAGCTCATTTCATAGCAATCATATTCCAGAAAAAAAAAAAATAATGATGATACATACACCATCAAGTTTTTGCAATGAGTTATTTTTTTCAAAAAAAAATTCATCAAATTTTAAATTTGTTGACATAAAAAATATAGACATTAGCAAGTCACCGTGGCTCATGGTGGGTAAATAACGAGAACCAATGCAACAATTTCTGTATGTGATTTATAATTAATTACATACAGACTCAACTAATTTATTAAAAAAAATATTAAAAAAATGGAGATTAACATGTCAAAATTATTATCAGCAATCAAACAAAACATAGAACAAGCAAAAGCAGTAGAAGTATCAGAAATGTTCAAACCAATTTCGTCAGGAATATATGACGCAGTAATAACTAAGTTTGGTCTTTATACCAATAACTTTGATTCAACAAGTATGTTTTTACAAGTTGAAATAAAAATTGATGATGAGGATGAACCAAGAGTCCTAACAATGGATAAAGGTGTTACACTTAAAGATGGCAAAAACAATGAGAATACAATCTCAACTATTTCAAATGTATTTGGAATTTGTGGTGTAGCTATAAAAGATGCTAAAACTGGAAAAGATACATGTAAAACCTGGGGTAAAGAGCGTGATTTAGAATCGTTTACAGATTGTTACAATAAAAATGTAACAGCATTTGTAGAAGAAACATTTGAAGATGGTTCTGCTTATCCAAAGAAAAATAATCTCGTTGGTGTATTCGATAAAAATGGTTCAAACTCTGATGGAGTTGACCAAAAAGAAAAATTCTTGAAGAAGATTGAAGAGACACCAGTTAGAATAGTTAAACCTAAAAAAAGCAGTAACTCTGCAACAACTGGTACATCAAGCTCTCCAGCCAATGGAGCAAATGCTTCACGCAGACTATAAATAACTTAATTGTTCAAATTTGGTTCCGTCATCAGTGATGGAGCCAAGAAACTTAGAAGACATAAAATGGGAGAAAAGAATGATAAAGAAAACAGTTCAGCAAAAAATGATAGAGCATAATATCAATGATGGTAATAATAACATTCTTGTTATTAATGCAATATCAGGTGGTAGTAAAACAACATCTATTGTTATGGGTGTAAATTCTGAAAAATGTAAATTCAAGAATGGTCTTGTTTTGGCATTTAACGCAAAGATAGCAAAAGAAAATAAAAATGTATTCCCAGATTGGTGTGAAGTTAGAACTATTCATAGTTTAGGGTATAAATATGTTGTTGGACCTAAAAATTTGAAAGTTAAAAGCAATGTGCTTAAGTCTGATTTCAAAGGCAGCGATAAACAAAAAGGTGTATATGTATCTGTTTTAAATGCATATTGCAATTCTGAATACATATCTTTAAAAGATTTCATTGAAAACGAAACAAATGTTTCAGATAAATATGTTAACAAAACATATGATGCTATAAAGAGTACAATATCTGATATGGAAAATGGTGTAATAAGCATATCTCACAGTGTATATATAAAACTTTTTCATATATATCTTCATTATGGGGATGTAAAAATCGGACCAATAGATTTTCTATTTATGGACGAATTTGCAGATGTCAATGGATGTTATTACCAAATTTTTTTGTTAATAAATGCAAAGAAAAAAGTAGCAGTAGGTGACTCTGCCCAGAGTATCTACCAGTTTAATAATTCAATTGATGGTTTAGGGAAGCTACTTGACGAGTTTCCAGATAAAACAATTGAGCTTTCACTATCAACAACTTTTAGATGTTCTAAAGAGATATCTGAGGCAGTACAGTTGTTTATGTACAATTACATAGACAAAGACATGGTATTTGATAGCAACAACGATTCAAATACATATGATGCAGAACTTAATACATTTGCATATATAACCAGAACCAATAAAGAGCTAATTTCTGAGGCACTTAATTGTGTAAGGGATAACATAAAGTTCTCATTTGCTCGTTCAGTATCCTCAATTTTTAAACCATACTTGTATATGAGAAGTGGAGTAATTGATGATTATGATAAATATATAAAAGATGGAAATCTTAACAATATAGATAAAGAACATCATGAATTGGTAATGCTGTATGAGGCTTATAAAATGGTTCTTGGTAGACAGTCGTTCCCATTTTGGTTGCATAATAAAGCAAGAAAAGACTCGTCAATAAGTGAACATTTGGTTCGTAATGCTGCTACTGCAAAACTATTCACTGTCCAGCAAATGATTAGTGTTGTAAAATACCTTGAAGACAAAAAGAACCAATCTGACAAATATGTAATTGGTACTGGATTTAGTACAAAAGGTATATCAATAGATTCAGTATATATATGTGATGATATTTATTCAATAACAGAGAATGAATTGGATAAAGAGATTGATGGAGACTATGAAACAACAGAGAGATTTTTAGCATATGTAGCTTGTACAAGAGCAAAATATAAGCTTGTAAATGCAAAAATACTAGATATACAGATAGGAAATGATACTAAACCTGGGAAATATACAGGATTAGTTAGAGGTAGCGATGAAGATTATGAATCGTTTATAGCTGATGTTAAAGCATCACAATCAAGAAGACTATAAGGATAAAAAACAATGTCAAGAAAAAGATACATTTCACCAGAAGAGATTGACTATAATGCAGAACAAATTATGCAAACATGGGAAGAACATGAAGAATCAATTGAAAATGCTATTGCAGCTAAAGTAGATGATAGACTTGATGAAGAGTATGAAAGACTCAATTCATCAGATATAGATACATATATACTGCCAGAACAAATATCTAGCAAATTAAAAAGTAGAGCATTGAGAAAGCTAAAAATCAAACTATCAGTAAAAAAGATGCTAAAAATGCAAGATACCCTTAATAAGGGTACAGCAGGGGAATATTGGGCAAATGGAACCACTTCAACAAATATAGTAATTAACTGGAGAAGCTGTATCATTGCAGAGTCTGGTGAATTACTAGACTGGCATGGTTATAAACATTGGTCTAAACAAGAACCAAACATCCAAGAGCTTAAAATAGAAGTTGTTGATATTTGGCACTTCTTGATGAGCTTATTAATTTCAATAAGTAAAGAGGATTTTGACGCAATTGCCACGCAAATTTCAGATGGATTTAACATTGATATAGAAGATGATGTAGAGTACAATCTTGAAGAGGTACTATTCAAATTTATAATCAGTATACAGCCACATTCTGACATTATCATAAAATCATCACATTGGTTCTCAGCACTTTCAAGAACAGCAGGTATCTCATTTGATGAATTGTACAGCATGTATATGATAAAGAATTGGCTGAATAAATTCAGACAAGACAATGGATACAAAGATGGCTCATATATCAAAAAATGGAATTTTGATGGTAAAATAGAAGAGGACAATACAATACTATTCAACATGTTTGAAAAACTAGGCGAAGAATCATTTGATTTGTTCAGCAAAAAATACAAGGAAATGATAGATGCATGTAAATAAAGACCTCACAGAAGTTAAAATACTTGAACATAACATTAATGAAACGTTAGAATACAACATGAGTTGGTTCACTGTATATGTCAAAGGATTTCCACGTTCAGTACTTCAGGAACTATCAAGACATACATCAATTAAGCCAAGCATTGAATCTTCAAGATATACCCTAAAAAAGCATTTGAAAGGTAAATCAATAGAACTTTTGGAAGCAACACCAATAGATGATATTTGGGGCAAATGGCTATGGTTGGCTGATGATTATTCTATAGATGTTGATGCACATCTAGCACTTGGCAATCTTGTTGGTCATATAGAGAGAGGATGTTCTAATGATTCTGTGAAAACACTTGTACCAGAGGGTCTAAGATTTACTGGCGTACTTACAATGACACTTGAAGCGTGGAGATGGTTATACAATTTGAGAACCACCAAAGAGGTGTATGCACCTTTTAGAGATATGGTACTCTCTATAGATAAAGAGCTTAAGGCATATTCTTTAATTGATAGTGAACCAAATCCATATATTTCTCACTCTAATTTAAAAACAGCAGTAACTGGATGCAGAGTATGCTGGGATAGTATAGATAAATCAGATAATTGTGGAGAAAATGATTTAAAATTACTAAAAAAAGTAACAGTAAAATTTAAACATCGTTCTATTCTGCATCATTTGTTGATTAGAACCACTATGCATGACCTAGCATTAAAAGAAATTGTAAGAGATAATCATTATAGAAAATTTGTAGAAACTGGAAATGGTTTGATTCTTATTAACATGAGAACAATATTTGAGATACTAGAAGATTCTGATTTTATTCATAAAGAAGAAGTTATTAAAGTAATCCCATCAAAATATATGTATTTATTAGATAAAGGAGAATAGATGCCAATAGAGTGGACATACAACAATGATGTAGTTGAGGATATACCATATGGTGCAATTGGGTTTGTATATTTAATATTGTTCCAAGATGGAACAAAATATATTGGAAAAAAACTTGCAAGAACAACTTGTAAAATGATTCCATTGAAAAAAGGTAAAAAGCGTAAAGGTCACATCAGATTTACCTACAAAAACAAGAATGGAAAAAGAGTACCACAAGAAATAATTAACAAAGAACTACCTTGGAAGCAATATTGTGGTAGTGCTGATTTCAGTGGCTACAAAAACAATAATATCTATTCAAAAGAGATAATATCATTCCATGCAACAAAAAAAGGAATGAGTTATAAGGAAAATAAAATGCTATATTGTAGCGATACTTTATCGAATAGTAAATATAGAAATTCAAATATAGGTGGAACATTTTATCCTTGTGATGTAGAGGAAATTGAATATAATAATTTTTTGTTTAAAGAGTTTAATGATGACAATTAAAAAAGGTGCTGAATATATAAAAAAAGATAATAACTCAATTTGGCACATCATTCAATTCTTCCCAGATGGAGATGTGTTATTGTCATCTATTGTAGAAAAAGATACAATTACAATACATAGGGATGATATTGAATCAATGTTTGTATTTTGTGACAAAAGAAAACGATAGGAAATGTAATGACAAGATTAAAGAGAAACAGTTTGATTAGTAATCTATCTGAGAACCAAGATGATAAATTGGTAATGTATAGAATTAGTGATTTAATAGGTGATGACGATGAAATCATTTTGGATTATGATGATTTATCTGAAGTAACATGCATAGATGACTATGCAGAAATTGAAGATTATCTTCAAATAATGTTTGCTCTTGAAATCTTGTCAATTTATGACGAAGAAAATGCAATAATGGGGTAACGTTATAGAACTCATAGGTGGCAGTGAGTATAAAGAATAGTCATCCTAAGTAAGATAGGTTAAATTCCTATGGAGCCGTGAATTAAATAATCGGAGCTTAACAGGGGTTGGTTGACCACTATACTGCTTAATCGTGGACATGTGACGAGGAGAGGTAAAAGTGACGTATTAGAGCTTGTTGCAACATCTCTAATATAGGAAGTACGCATAGCAGTGGTGCTATGAGTATGTAGGTTCGAGTCCTGCACCCCTGACCAATTATAAAATCAACTTTAGAATAAAGGATTATAAAAAAATGTTACATCAACTTAACACAAATTATATATTATGTAAATCACACGGAAAGTATTACTATGGATGGGCTAGTTTTGATAAAGAATTTAATTCTTTAGAAGAGTTAAAAGAGTATGCATTATCAATTGCTTTTTCACCATTACGATTCTCAATACTTGATGCTTTAGAAAAAGAAGAAATCAAAGAACTTGATTTATCAGAAAAACCAAGTATACTAAATGGATTTCAAACATTAGTAAGAACCACAACTTCAAGTGAAATATTAAAAGAATTGTATGAAAATGATTTTAGAATTTATGAAATACTACAAAACAAATATTGTCCAGAAGAAATACTTAGAGAAGAATCAAAAGTTCTACATCCAAATCATGGAAATGCACCTTGGCTATTGAGAAATGAAAATTTACCATATGATATTGTTAATAAATTTACTCCAAACATTATGAGATACTTCAATAAGAGCTATTATGAATATTTGTTTAAAAAACATTCTGCAAAATATGATTGGGAAAATCATGTTAAATTAAAAGAACTTTTTGACACAGGTACAGTAGAACATTACAATTGTTTTGACTGCTCTGGAAATGGAGTTAACAACTACAACTGTAATACTGAAACAGTAATTAAACTTCCAGATGAAATTGATTATGAGTGTTGTCCACATTGTGAAAAAGAGATGGTTAAATATATTGATAAAAAGATTAAAATAGGAGAATAGAATGGAAAAAGAACCATATATGATGTATCGTGTAATGAAAGATAATCAAATTTTTAATAGATTAAAAAAACAATTAAATATTAAAAGAAATATTGGATTCATAGAATTAAAAGTACCTGTATCTAATATTTATGAACCAGCAACAACAACAGTTGAAACTGAAGATTATTCTGATGAAGCAATATGCTGTGAATATCTGCTAAAGATATCAGATATATCAAATAGTCTTATATTTAACGCATATATGTCAAATATATACATAATGTTTAAATCTAAAAATGTAGATAGAAAAGCATCAAAAATTAATGAAATACTTGATACTTTACATGATATTGGAATTATCAGTAGAAAAGGTAAGAATAGAATAGCTATATCATCACGTAAACAGCTCAAAAACTTCATTAAACTACATCTACCATACTAATACACCCTCTCCTAGATTTTCGTGGTTGATTGGCAAAATTTGAATTGAATAAAAAGTTTCATGAGCGAAGCGAATGGAATCCTTTTTTTCAATTAAAATCTTTGTCATGAAGACCTAAGAAAATCGAAAACAAACAATTACCAAAATACACCTAAAAAAGGAAAAATATGAGAAAAGATTTAATTGCAATAGATGCTAAAACCAATAGAACAGTAGTTTTATTTTCAAATATACATGACAGAGAAGCTTCAGTATATTATCTTAGATTATCTGATGATAAGAGATTTATATCTGGTTCTGTAAAGATAATTAACCACAAGCAACTATACGTTGTTATTAAAACAACTTTTAAAGCTAGAGACGAAATACTATTCATTGGAACCAAGGAAGAGTGTAAAGAGATATTTGACTATATATTAAGCTACATTGGAGACGATGGTACAGTATTGGAGGTATGGGAGTATAATGAACCAAAATACCCCACTATAGAAGATTTCAGAGATGATTTTAAAAAGTGTTAAGCAATATGAACCAGAGAGTACATCATCATTGGTTCTATAAAGCACAAAAATGGCTAAATTAGCTGTTTAAATGAATAATCCAAGTAATCTATCATGTTTGGTTCTTTGAAGCCTCTACGAAGCTCCTAGAACCAGATGATGAAGACTGTTAAGTACAAGGAGGATATATGGAGTATACGATAACCAATGTAGTTGCTGATACAGTTAGAGGAGTTGTTGATTTTAAGCTCTTTTTAGAGAGAGATGGGAATAAGATACCTGAGCGTAGATATAGAGCCAAGAGAGGGCATATATACAAGTTTATACTATTACGTGATGGCATAGTATACTTTGTTGGATTTGCTGAAGAGCTATGGGATACTACTCCGTTAGAGGATACT